GGTTCCCACGCCGGTCATTTTGTGGGAGTTAACTTAAGTTTTTTTTGATTAACCACTTACAAAAGTAAATCTTGCGTAACTTTTTAGAACTTATGAAATATCCCTCTTTAGTAACAAAGAAAATCAGCGAGCTTTCGCCAGCAAAATACAATCCGAGAACCATCACTTCGGATGCGTTGGGTAGGCTCACAAAATCCTTGAGCGAACTTGGAAATCTTCAGCCTATCACTTGGAACGCAAAGACTGGTAATGTGGTTGGAGGCCATCAGAGGTTGAAATGCTATGAGGCACTTGGTAAAGATGAGATCGAGGTGTGGGCAGTTTGGTTAGATGAGACTCAAGAGAAGGCCGCAAACCTTGCTCTTAATAAATTAAGTGGCGAGTTCGATATGCCGATGCTCAAAGATATTTTAGAAGAACTAGATGCAGGGGAGATCGATATAGACATCACCGGGTTTAGTTTAGAGGAGATCGGAAAGATGATGGAGGCAACTAGCCCAGAGAATGAAGAAGGTGGAGGGGGCGAGAAATGTTTGGCGTGTGGAAAGCCCTTGTGAGAAATGATAAGACAAATAGACCTAGCCTTAAAATGGAATGTCTCAAAGGCGGCCATTTCAAAATTAGTAAAAGCAGGGATGCCACTTACAAGCGTGAGCGATGCCGAGCGTTGGAAGCTGGCAAATCAAAAGCGAGTAAGCAAGGTGGAGATCAGTTCGACACCATCCCAGACCTCATCAGAGCCATCGAAGGAATTGGATGTCGAGTCATACAAATCGACAAGCTCGCTTGGCAGATTGAATCGAGCGAAGCAAGCCGAGGTAGTTGCCTACTCGTTGGTCGCTACGGCGGCCACAAACAAAAACCCAGTAGCTATGCGGTCGGCAGTTCAAGGATGGGGCGAAGCAAAAAAGCGAGTTGCAGAAGCCGAAATGGAGCACGCTCGATGGGAAGAGGTGAACAGAGTTACGATTCGGATGGACGAGGTGCGAGAAGTGTTCGGCAAATGGCTAGGGGCAATTAGAAACCTAATGGACGCTATGCCTTCGAGCTTGGCCGCTAGAGCAAATCCCAGCGACCCAGAATGTGCTAAAAGAGCCATCCAAGAGGGCGTCGATCAAATCTTTGTCACCATCCAAAAAGCAGAAGGAGCATTCAAATGATAGATACAATCTTATGGGGAGCAAAAGTCGGAATTGGCCTTATGGCTGGAATCATATTGGTTAAACTAATATGCGTATTTCTATTTTGCGTACTTGTTTGGTTGGCATCATACTTCGACAAATGAACGAGTGCTTCATTGTTTTGCTAGTAGCAATCGCAATCCTTGGCATAGTGCTTCCATTCTTTGACCGATGAAACGCTCTCCACTTAAACGCAAAACCCCTCTCAAGCGAGGCGGTAAACTACGCCGAGTATCTGCAAAGAGAAAAGGCCAGAACGAAGTCTATAAAGATGTGCGAGAGAAGTTTCTAGCAAACAATCCAGTCTGCCAAGTTTGCCGATGCAAGATGGCAAGCCAAGTTCACCATAGGCGAGGAAGGTTCGGAGATAGACTCAACGAGGTAGAGTTCTTCTTGGCGGTGTGCTTCGAGTGCCATCATCAAATCCATATGAACCCAGCTTGGGCATACGCAAAAGATTATCTGGTTAAGAGATGAAATAGTTATTGACGATTCAAAATAAACTCAATAAAACATTGAGAATGAAATCCTCAATAGCACAACAAATTAAGGCAATCGCAAAACTTCCTCTTGAAGAAAGGGTGAATGCGATAAACGAAATTAAAATACAGCTTCACGAAATCAGTCCGTTCGCAACCGAGCCAGTAGATTGCGTTTTATGGGTTAAGCAGAATGATGTTCACGCCAACGACTACAACCCGAATAGCGTTGCACCCCCGGAAATGGAGCTATTGAAAGTATCAATTTTATCTGATGGATATACGCAACCAATCGTTGCTATGCCGAACGAGAATGGTCAATTTGAGGTAATCGACGGATTCCATAGAAACCGATGTGGCAAGGAAGATTTAGATATTAAAACTAGGGTAATGGGTTATTTGCCAATCGTAAAAATTAAAGAGGACAGAACAGACAAGAGCGACCGCATAGCCGCAACAATTCGCCACAATCGGGCAAGGGGAAAGCATAAGGTCGAAGCTATGTCGGATATTGTTGTTGAGCTAAAAAGGCGGAACTGGTCAGATGAGAAAATCTCTAGAGAGCTTGGAATGGATCAAGATGAGATTTTAAGATTGTGCCAGATAACTGGGTTGGCCGACTTGTTCCAAGATCAACAATTTTCAAAGTCTTGGGACATTGAAGGTCAAGTAACAGAGAAGGATTTTGAAGAACTTACAGATGATATTTCTACATATGGAGAAGAGGCAGAAAAGTTTAGAACTGTAAATACAAGTGATGAAAATCGAATCTTTCACACATACGAAAAGTGGGAGTGCCATAAGGCAGGGTTTTATGCCACAACAAAAGAAGATATGACCAAGACCGAGTGTGAAGAGGAATATCGTAAATTCCTTTCAGATATTCCAAAATTTGAAGCAACATTAGAAAAGATAATTACAGAATGGAAAAACTCTTGCGAGCATTACCTAACTAATAGTTCTATGAATAGAATCGCTTGGCTTGGGCAAGCGTCAGCTTGTTATGCCCTTGGAATACCATCTTCATACCGGGGCGGGTTCTTTTTGCTTACAGAGGCAGAGCAAGAGGCGGCCAATCAGTCTGCCTTGAAATACTTAAATAAGTGGCTGGCTGAAAACAAACGCAAAGAAGTAACTATGGAAGAGGCTTATTCTGGAGATCGGCAATCCGATATTTATTGATATGGCAATTAAAAGATATCACAATGTTAGCGTGTTGGATGCGTCACGGCAAAGAATAAATGAAACATTCGATAATACAGAAAGGCAATATATAGCTTTTTCTGGTGGCAAAGATAGTAGCGTGATGTTTCACCTTGTTATGGAAGAGGCCATAAAGAGGAACAAAAAGATAGGGGTAATGTTTATTGACCTTGAGGCTCAATACTCTGAAACAATAGCTCACGCCAAAGAAATGTTCCAGATGTATAGAGATAACATTGACCCACATTGGATATGCGTTCCAATGCTTTTAAGAAATGCGGTAACAAACTATGAGCCAAGATGGAAAGCTTGGGATGAAGAAAAGAAAGATATTTGGGTAAGAGAAAAACCACTATTTGCAAAAGGAATAAAAGACTATCCGTTTGGGATGGACGGAATGGAGTTTGAGGAGTTTATTGTTCTATTTGGCGAATGGTATGGGCAAGGCAAGAAAACAGCGGGGTTTATTGGAATTAGGGCACAAGAAAGCCTCCACAGATATTGTGCTATTGCTACTTGGGAAAAGAAAGACCTTATGCTTGGCGGTCGCAGATGGACAACAAAGATAGTGGATAATGTCTATAATGTTTATCCTATATATGATTGGCTAACTGAAGATATATGGAGATTCCACTCGAAATACAAAGACAAACCGCACAATAGAATATACGACAAAATGCATATGGCCGGGGTGAAAATTAGTCAGCAAAGGTTGTGTCAACCATTTGGAGACGATCAAAGAAGAGGGCTTTGGCTATACCACATTTTAGAACCACAAACTTGGTTTAGGTTAATAGCTAGGGTAAATGGAGCTAATTCTGGTTCTTTGTATATAGAAGAAAAGGGAAACATAAATGGATATAACAAGATAACAAAACCAGAAAAGCATACTTGGAAAAGTTTTTGTAATCTTCTGCTTGCAACGATGCCACAGAAAACAAGAGATCATTATGCCGTAAGATTTAAGAAGTTTATTTATGGGTGGCATCAAAGGGGATATGCAACAATACCAGAAGAAGCACCGCACGAATTAGAGGTTAAATGCTGGGCACCGTCTTGGAGGAGAATGTGCAGGGTTTTATTGAGAAATGACTATTGGTGCAAGGGGCTTGGACAAGCACAGCCCAAGAGCGAGGCGTATCAAAAGTATAAAGAAATAAAGAAGAAAAGAAAAGAAGAGAAGAACAAAACAATAGAAAATCTTTTTGATGACAAACCTTGCCTCAATTAAAGATTTTGCTAGGTCACTCTTTGAGCCAGCAGAGAAACTTTCAATCCCAGAATGGGCAGAGAAAAACTTAACCCTTTCCGCAAGAGTAACAAACATACCCGGAGCGTACTCAACAACGCTCACACCCTATGTCCGTGAACCCCTAGAGGCTTTTGGCGATGATTCGATTCGTAGGGTGGTGCTGGTGTGGGGGGCACAAACAAGCAAGACCACAACGATTCTGGCTGGCCTAGCGTACCGAGTAGCGGAGCGACCCTGCCCAGTCTTGTGGGTTATGCCATCGGAACATCTAGCTCGATCATTCACAGAAACCCGCTGGCTTCCAATGATTGACGATTGCCCAGCGTTAGCCAAGGAACGACCAGACAATACAGACCGAATAAAAATCCTAGAGCAACACTTCAAACGATGCTCGGTGTGGTGGGCTGGCACAAGCCCTTCGGCTCTTTCCAGTCGCTCGATTGCTTTGCTTTGTATGGATGAGGTGGACAAGTTCCCAGAGCAAGCGGGGTCGGGGCGAGAAGCGAACCCAGTTCAACTTGCAGAGGCACGAGTCAGCACCTACCCCAACCATCTCATCATAGCAACCAGCACCCCGACAACTGCCGACTCAATCATTTGGAGCGAGTGGCAGAAGGGCGATATGCGTTTCTACTTTGTGCCTTGTCCTCATTGTGGGCATAAGCAGAAGCTAGTCTGGGGGCAAGTAAAGTGGGACGAGGCCGCCAAGATAGAGGACGGAGTTTATGATTTTAAGCTGGTGAAATCTAGCACTTACTACGAGTGTGAGGAGTGCAAGGGAAAGATTACAGACGGACAGAAAACAAAGATGCTTCGTGAGGGCGAGTGGAGGGCAACAAACCTCAAGGGCGAACCAGCCAGACGCTCCTATCATCTCAATGGCCTATATGCCCCTTGGGTTAGCTTTGGAAGTTTGGCAGTAAAGTTTCTGCAAGACAAACACAACGGAATCATAGGGCTACAAGACTTTGTTAATCGAGTCCTAGCCGAGCCTTGGATGGAACACGAATCAGAGAAGATGGAAATTGTGGCTGGTGATTATAAGATGGGCGAGGTCAGAATAAATGAGAAGCTGATTATGGCTTGCGATATTCAGGAGGCGGGGGGTTTCCACGCTTGGTGCGTTGTGAGGGCTTGGGATTTAGAAGGCAGGTCAAGGTTGGTGTGGGCTGGAAGGCTAGAGACTTGGGGAGACATCCAAGCCAAAGCCGAGGAGTTTGGGGTAGAATCAAAATGCGTTTTCTGCGATTCGGGCGATCAAACCAGAGATGTTTATTATAATTGTTGTAAGAATGGATGGATGGCCTTGGTTGGTTCAGATCGTACCAGCTTCTCTGAAATTGTGGGCGAGCAAAAGCTTCAACGCCCCTATGCTCGAATCGCAAATGGAGACCCTTTCAGCGGTAAGGCAGTTCAATCGAAAGCTGGGTGGAAGTGGAAGTTCTGCCCAGTTTGGCGATGGTCGAATCCATCTATCAAAGACATCCTTTCAAACCTCATCAAAGAACCCGGCTACATAGCCCTAGACACACCCGATGTTTGGCGAGTCCATATTGAAGCAGAGGTAAAGGTAAGAGTAAAAAATCCTATGACTGGAAGGGAAAGGCTTGTATGGAAGCAAGTCGGAAAGCATAATCACTTAATGGATTGCGAATGTATGAACATTGTGGGTGCGGCCTTGTATGGACGCTTGAAAGTCTCACCCGCAAGTTTGACAGAGGAGGTTGAGAATGGCGAAGGGTGATTTTATTGGGCTACCCCTCACCACCCTAACTTCTCTGCGTGATAAATATATCACTTGCCTCGAAGCGATTGCGGTGGCGGGTTCAAGCTATTCGATAGCTGGACGCTCTTTTTCTAGGGCGAATCTGGGTGAGGTAAGAGATACGATTGCAGAATTGACCCTAGCCATTCAGCAAGCAACTGGCACTAGGGTTCGCACAACCTACGCAAACTTCGGCTCGTGAAAAAAGCCTCTCTCAATCTGATCGACAAGGCGATTGCCTTTGTTAATCCTCAAGGAGCAGTTGATAGGCTTGTTGCTCGTCAAAAGATTAAGAACTTCGAGTATGATGCAGTAAAGTATTCGAGAGAACGCAAAGGGCCGAGTTCGCTTTCTGGTGCGGAAGATTATCGTTCTAACTATGACCGAGTAGAATTGATGAAAAGGGCAAGGGATTTGGCAGAGAATGTTGGCCTTGTTCGCTCCATCCTAATGAAGTTCGCAAGCCACACCGCCGCCAATATCTCCTACCAAGCCCGAACAGAGAATCCAGAAGTTAATAGCGAGGTTGAGGCGTATTGGGCAGAGTGGTGGGACAAGTGCGATATTTCAACAAGACATACTGGCTCAACACTTATGCAGGTGGCAATTATCAGTATGCTACGAGATGGCGATTTTTTATTCGTCCTCGTGCGAGATTCTGATGGCAACTTAAAAATACAAGGTATTGAGGGTGATAGACTTGGAGACCCCTACAAAGTTTATACTAGCTCCGAGTTAATTGGTGGAATCCATATTGATCAACGGACTGGTGCTCCAACGGCCTATGACATTTATAGCCGAACTATTGGGGATATGTATTCCTATCAAGCAACGATTCCATCAAGCCAAGCCTTCCATCTATTTGACCCACTCCGCATTGACCAATACCGAGGAATCTCTGCTTTCCATACGGCAATCAATGACGCAACTGATATTCACGAAATCGTAGGCTTCGAGAAGATGGCCGCTAAAGTTGCATCTAGTCAAAGTGCAATCGTAAAGAGAAACAACAACAATGCCTCCGATCTCTCCTCGCTCACAAACGACCAAGACATTAACGGAAGCATAATTAAGCTAGAGGCGATTGAGTCTGGCAAAATCTCTTACCTAGAGCCGGGTGAGGATATTGTTTTCCCAGATGGGCCGAGCCGACCAAGTGGAGCGTTTGCAGAGTTCCATAAGATTCTTTTGAGGAACATTTGCCTTGGGCTTGGCATCCCTTACAGCTTCGCCGTAGACCCCTCCTCTATGTCTGGCCCGACTGCTCGCCTTGAAATGCAACAAGCAGGGCGAACCTTCCGCAGATACCAGAAACTACTTGAGGACAAAGTTCTTCGACCCATCAAGAACATCGTAATTGCAGACGGAGTTGCAAGGGGATTGATTGAGGAAAATGTGGGAAGCAGAACTACTAGAGGCATTTTCAATTTTGGGGCTAATGTCTCTATTGATTTAGGGCGGGAATCTGCGTCAGCCATAGCCGAGTTTAAGACTGGCTTGCGAACCGCCGCCGATATTTATAGTGAACGAGGCCAAGATTTTGAAAGCTCGCTACGACAAAGGGCACAAGAGGCAAGCTTCATTAAGAAGCTATCCAAGGAATACGACATCCCAGCCGTTGCAATTTCGGATATTGTCGAGAGTTTGGTGTACGCACAGCAAGCCGTGGAAAGATCGGGACAAGGCCAAGCAAACCAGACCGAGGCAGGTCAGCCAATCCAAGACATTTCGCTCAATGGTGCTCAAGTTGCTTCGCTCATCAATATCATCAATGCGGTTGCCGCTGGTGCTCTGACCAAGGAGGGTGCGGTTTCGGTTATCACTTCGGCCTTCCCGACAATTTCAAGAGAGCAAGCCATCAATATCGTTGGCGGGATACAAGAGGGAAATATCATCCCAACCACAAAAGAAGAACGCATCGCAAGCCAGAAAGACGAAAGCGGGGACACTTTTGGAGGCTCGACCTCCCAAGAACCAACACCAACACCGACTGCCCCCGCTGGCACAACTCAAAAAAAAAGTAGTTTAGAAGTTTTAGAAAGCCTCGACCCCGCATCTATCAAGATGCTCATCGAAGGAATGATGGGCGGGATTGAGTTGGCAAAGTATGATGGGATTGATTTTACCCCACCAGAAGGAGCAAGGGAGGCCGCTAAAAGGGCTTTGGATGTTAGAGAGACGAAACCATCCAGCCAACGAGGAATGACATCGGTAGGCATAGCCAGAGCTAGGGACTTGAGTAATGGGGTGAAGCTCTCTCCCGATACAGTAAGGCGAATGTTGAACTTCCTAACACGCCACGAAGTCGATAAGAAGGGAAGCACTTGGGATGAGCAAGGCAAGGGCTGGCAAGCGTGGAATGGATGGGGCGGGGATGCTGGATATGCTTGGGCAAGGAAAGTGGTTGGACAGATGGAATCAAGGGACAAGAAAACCGAGTTCGTTGCTGGTAGAGATTGTGGACAAGATGATGGGGGAACTTTCGGGCCAGATAACAAGTGTGCAGTAGGCTACGGCAGACCGCCACTCAAGGGAGGCTATACGCCAACTCGACCCGGTGGGAAATTCCCCAAGGATTACAAGAGGCCGACACCGCAAGATAAAGGCTCTGCAACAACAGAACCCAAGCAACAAACAGAAACAGAAAAAGCAAAAGGCAAATCTACTCTAGATTCATATAAATACGACAAAAATGGAGAAGCCAAAATTTCTATAACAGAACACGAAAAAGCAATAGAAAATGCGTATGAGGCAAACACTAGCTACGAAGATGAAAAGAAAGATCTTACAACAGAAGAAAAACAATCTGTTGATGATTATCGAAAATCATCTGGTGGAATATGGTCAAAATACGAAAGAGCAAATTCAGAGGGAATGACCAAGGAGCAAGCATTTCAAGAGGCCATCAATTCATCTCCCGGAACATTAGGACAAAGACTACAATCTGCAACCGGCGGGGCATTAAGTGATAAAGATATGGCAACAATAGCTCTGTATGACCAAACTGGAAATATAGAAGGATTGAAGCAAATGATACAAAAAGCCCAAACAATAGCTGACAATAAGATCGAAATGCTCAACAATATTTCAAGTCAGAAATTTTCAAAAGAACAAACATTTTATAGAGGATTTACTGCAAACGGCGTAGATAGTGCAGAAATCTTGGATAAAGTCAAAAATGAAGGAAGGGTAGATTTTACAAGTTTTATGTCGGCAAGCTCCGATCCATCCATAGCGGCTGACTACGCAAGAAGAGGCGAGGAAGATCAATTCAGAGGAGAATCAATACTATTTAGAATTAAAGCGAAAAAAGGAGTTAGCACAATAAATTCCAACAATCAAGACTTTGAGTCAGAGTTGCAAGAAATAATCTTGCCCAAGGGCGAGTATAAGGTTACAAATCGCAGAACAGTTAAAACAGGCAAAGCAAAAACATATTTTGTGGATTTAGAGCAACTATGAGCAATATAATTAAAGGCCAAGAAATATCTGATTCTCCAATAGTTATTTCAAAGAAATCCAAAGAACTAGCAGAACCAGCCTCTTGCCCAATCGCAACCCAAGACATCAAAACCAATCTAGCCAATAGGCAGACAGCCGTGGACGATGCGAACTACGGCCCAGCCAATCCTAACGAGCCAAACGATGCTTACTGGAAAGCCAAGGCAGACGAGTTCCAAGGCGATGTAGTCACAGCCAAGAAGATGCTTTGTGGTAATTGTGCGGCCTTCGATCAGAGAAGCAAAGTTCTAGGGTGCATTAAGAGGGGGATTGGTGAGGACGCAAACGAGGTCGCTATTGGTGGCGATCTGGGTTACTGCGAGATATTTGATTTTAAGTGTGCGGCTAAAAGGACTTGTGACGCTTGGATTGTGGGTGGGCCGATTAAAGATAAATCCAAGTAATTGACAAAAGGGATTACCCTTATGCCCCTACCACTTCCTTCCGCTGACGAATCCGAACAAGACTTTGTTTCTCGCTTTATGGGTGACGAAGAGGCAGTATCCAAGTTTCCAGATGAGACGCAAAGGGCGGCGGTTGCCTACTCTACTTATAGGGATGAGGAGATGGAGGAAATGGAGCTAGGCGGGGTGAGCATTTTAGAGGTTGGTGAAGCAAAAGGACACGATCTTTTCGTGGATAAAGTTAGCTTGCAGACCGCCCTAAAGCTTATGAAGGGTGCAAGGAACGGAATTAAGGTGAAGATTAATCACGGCTCTGGCCTCGAAAGTGTTGTAGCCTTCGCCAGAAACCCTCGCATTGAAGGGGATAAGCTGGTAGCCGACCTTCGCCTTCTCCGCAACTCTCCCCACTACGGCCTTATCAAAGAGATGGCATCCGAAGCCCCCGACCAGTTTGGCGTTTCCCTAGCCTTTGTGAACGAAAGCGAGACTATCAATGGCAAGGATTACATTCGCCCCAAGAGCATCGCATCGGCTGATCTAGTTTCCTCCCCTGCGGCCACTAATGGTTTGTTTGAGGAGATGATTAAATTTATGGAGAAGGTTAAAGAGTTTAGGTGCTGGGACGGATACGAACCAGCAAAGGGAGTGAAAGCCTACGAGCCGGGTTCTTGTGTGAAAGCAGAAGAAAAACTAGGCTACATCAGCGGAGGCGAGACAATCCCAGCAACAACAAAGGAATCCGTGGAGGAAGCTCCACTTGACAAAAAGGACAAATCAAATATGGAAAACAATTATTCTAAAGATATCGAGGACATCAAGGTTCGCTTGTCGGCCATTGAAGATTCGATGAAACCCAAAGAAGAAATGAAGAAAGAGGAGATGGCCTCCGAGAAGCCCTCCGAGACTCCCGCCCCTGCTCCCGAAATCTCCGTTGAGGTTGAACCCTCCGAAGATAAAAAGGAAGAGATGAGCGAAGTTGTTAAAAAAGTTCTAACCGAGTTTGGCATTAAGCCCATCTCTGCTTCGCCAGTTGTTGAAGCACCAGCAAAGGTTGAACCCAAAACTTTTGAGGCACTCGTGGCCGCCCACAGCGACTACTCAGCTTCAAAGCTCAAGGCTATGCAAGCCGTGATGCTATCAAACCCCAAGGAATATAGCGAGGCTTTGTCTCGTGGTATTACCAAACTCTAAACAAAAGGATAAAAGAAAATGTCTACTCAAGTTGATGGTAATTTTCGCACATTCGGCTCGGCTTCTGCCATCTCGGCGTTCCGATTCGTTCAGCCCGACACCACCACGGCTGGCTTCGTTAATGTTGCGGTAACTGGTGCAAGCAAATCTATCGGCGTAACTCAAGAAGATGTTGCCGCTGGTGGTTTCGTTGCGGTTAAGTTGTTTCACCCGACCTTCTTCGCGACCGTCTCTGGCGTTGCGGCAGTCGGTGATACGCTCAAATTTGATGCGTCTGGCTTGGTGACCACATTGGCCGCCAACCTCGTAACGGCTGGTGTTGCACTCGAAGCGGCTACAAGTTCATCGGCTGTTATCGAAATCGCAATCCCGATGTTCTAAACAACGAAACAATAAACAAAAGAAAGAATAATATAAAATGAGCTTTATTTCTGGTGGCACGACCATTCGTGCTGATATTAACCAAGCCCTAATCGAAGCCCCCGCAGAGATTGGCTTGATCGGTGCAGACATTCTTCCTCTCTTGCCAGTAACGGCAAAGAGTGGCGTGTATCTCAAAGTGCAGACGGCTGATGCTGACCTCCTCAATGCTGATGCGGCCAAGCGTACTGCTGGTTCTGAATACGCTCGTGCGATTCGGAAATTCACGAGTGATACCTACGATTGTATCGAAACCGGCTTGGAAGAGCTAATTGACGATAGTTTCAAGCAGGATGCAAACAGGTTTTTTTCGCTGGAAAGCGAAACTGCCAAGTTCTTGCTCCGACAAGTTAAACTCTCCCACGAAAAGCGGGTGGCTGACTTGCTCTGGGCGACAACGACCCCATTCACCACGGCTGATTTAAGCCCTACGGCCTCCTACATTGAAGGCAACTTGGCAACCATCAACGCCCCTGCGGATGTTGCGGCTGGCAAATTGGCTCTCAATAAGCTGGGTTACGAAGCCAATGCGGTTATTATGTCTGCCAATGTGTACGAGCGAGTTCGCCGTACCACCCTCTTGCAGAATCAATTCTACGGAGTTGTTTCTAATACTGGTGGACGCTTGCTCGATGAGAAGCAGATTGCCGAAGCGTTTGGTGTTCAGAATGTGTATGTTGGCCGTGCGGCTTACAACACAGCGAACAAGAACAAGAGCTACTCTGGCTCGTTCATTGTTCCCGATACCAAGATCGTTGTTGCCAATGTTGCTGGCGGTCAGTTCACCGCTGGTGGATTAGGTCGCACCTTGGTCTGGTCTGATGACGCTCCCGGTGGTTTCGTCTCCGAGAGCTATCGTGACGAGGCTCGTCGCTCCAATGTTCTCCGTGTTCGTATGAACACAGCCGAGAAAGTCATTGATGCGAACGCCGCCGTCCGAATCACCACGACTTACAGCTAAAGACTTGGTTGGTTGATTCCTCCGAAGAGGGGGGGATGGGTGAATAACCTATCCCCCCCTTTTCTTTTAATTGACATTCTCTAGCAATTAGAAATCCTAACCAAGTGAAATATCCTATTTCAGTCTATCTCATCGCTGGAAATGAAGAAGAATACATTGAGCGTTGCCTCAAGTCGTTTGCCCCAATCGCAAAAGAAATGGTTGTTTGTATTTCTAGGGGGTCAGCTACGCCCGATAAAACCGAGGAAATTGCAAGTGGATTGGGAGCGAAGATCGTTCATTATAAGAATCAAAGAACTGATTGGAATCACATAGACGATTTTGCAACTGCAAGGAACACGGCTTTAGAGGCGTGTTCAAGTGATTGGTGTTTGTGGGTGGATTGTGACGATGTAATGGCAGAGGATGGGGCAAAGGTTGTCGAAGAGGCCATTGACCTTGCCGTAGAAAAAGATTTTCACCTTGTGGCATTAAAATACAATGTGGACAACGCTGGACTTATCCCACTCCGAGAAGAAATTTCCAAGAGGGGCACTTGCTATTGGAAAAATCGAGTTCACGAAATGCTTGTTACTAAAGAGGCAAACAAGACGATTGGGGTAGATAAGATTTTCCGCATACACAAGCCCCACGGATACAAGCCAAGAAGTGCCGAAAGAAACTTCAACATATTGGCCGATACACTTGTTCCTGCACCTAACTCACTTTACTACCAAGCCCAAGAATACTTTTTATCGAATCAATTTGAGAAGTGCATAGAGTCGAGCAAGAAGGCTCTTATGTTTGCAGAGCTAGAGGATACACTTCGATACGATGTGCTTTGCAATTTGGGTAGGATTGTTCCAGAAAATGAGAGGCTTACTTACCTTGGACAAGCCGTGGCCTTACAACCAGATAGGCGAGAGGCTTATTTTTATATAGCAAACCATTGGTCGAGTAAGGGCAACTGGCTAAAAGCGTTTGGCTCAATAAGAGCGTGTATGGCTTTGCACCGCCCCAAGGCTCATTATTGGAATTTGGTAGAGGCAATTTACAACTGGCAATCAATGGATTTATACGAGACAGCTTCCGTGTGCGTTGGAGAAATTGAAGAGGCACAGAAGATTCGCAAGATTAGATCAGCCCCCAAGATTAGCATTATTCACGCAACAAGAGGGAGGCCACAGATTGCTTGGCAAAGACGATGGATGTGGCTTTCTTTAGCTCAAAAGCCTCTAGAGATTGAGTGGCTTTTTATGGTCGATCACGATGACCCCATTGACTACACCCCCCACCAAGCCATTAGGTGCAATCCCGGAGGCATTATAAACGCTTGGAACGCAGGGGCAAAAATAGCCAAAGGGGATATTATTGTTCAAATGAGCGATGATTGGACACCCCCTCGCCATTGGGATGCCCTAATTTCGACCGCTATTGGGGATGCAAAGGCAGAGAAAGTGCTGGCAGTATCAGATGGGCTACGGCAAGATAAACTCCTTTGTATGGCCATTATGACGCAATCTAGGCTCAAAAAGCAGGGGCATTTGTTCCACTCAGACTACCAAGAGTCAGATGGCATCTATTCAGACAATGAGTTCACGGATAGAGCCTATGCAGATGGCGTGGTTGTTGAGGCAAAGGATTTAGTCTTTAAGCACGACAACCCCCTATTTACTGGCGGGCAAGCAGACGAGCAGTTAAAGAATCATAACAAGCCAGAGTTTTACGAAAAAGGGAAAGCTATCTACGAAAAACGCAAGGCAAACAACTGGGCTTAATATGCAAGAAATAACCATCAACGACCCATTCGGAAGGGCTTTGGCTAGATACACCTATAATCTTGATGTTGGCCTAGAGATCGGGGGAGGAACTGGGGATGGCTCAACTCAATGTATTAGGACAAAAAAGCTATTTAGCATTGAGAACCACCGAGACCGCATTGGTAGGCACTCGATGAACCTATCCGCAAGGAACGGCGTTGCAATCAATGGAACTGCAACCTTGCCGAATTTATGGATGAACAAGAATGATGTTGAGGAGTTTTATAGAACCACAAAAACAAATCTAAATCAGTACCCGCTAGAACAAGTTATAGGGTGGCTTAATGAATGCCTACAAACTTCTGGTGTTTATTCTACAAACGCAATCGAGGACATCCATATTGAGCATAAGGTGAATTTCAACTTTGTGCTGATTGACGGCTCGCCTTTCTCTGGTGAGTCTGAGCTTCGTTGCGTAAGGCCATTCCTAGCAGAGAAGGCAATCATCGCCTTGGACGATGTGAACGATATTAAGAACTGGGCGAATTACCACAAGCTCAAGGGATTTGCAAAACTGCTCTGGGAGGATTGGTCTGTTCGTAATGGTGCGGCCATATTTCAATTATGATTAAGGGCATAATAGATTCGGAAGCTCCACAGATTCATTGGAAGCATCTTAATGTTTCTGGTGGAAGAATACTTGACTTGGGTTGTGCGTTTTGGACGGAAGCAGAAAGGCAAGAAGGCAACGGCACGGCAAAGTATTTTCTATCACAAAAGCCAGAGTTCTATATGGGGGTAGATATTAACCAAGGAGACATTCAAACCCTTTCTCAACAATACCCACAAGGAAAGTTCTTGTGCGAAAAGGCAGATTCCGCATTCCAAATAGATGTTTGGATAACAGAGAACTCTATCACCCACATTAAGTGCGACATTGAAGGAGACGAAACGCAATTTCTTCCAATAGGAAATGTTCACAATCTAAAAGAGATTGCGATTGAGCTACACTATTCAGACGCTTGGCTAAAGGAGTTTATGAGTTGGTTTGATTCTATTGGGTTTGAGTGTTATCGCCACGATTCTGTTTCTTTCTGTCCAGAGATTAGCGTTATCTATGGCCGCTTAAAATGCTAACAATTTTTACCATCGTCCTAAATGGGATGCCCTATATTGAAAGGCATTTAGCAGAGTTTCAGAAGCTAAAGATTCCTTGGGAGTGGAGGATTGTAGAGGGAGTGGCCGAGCCTCTAGGATGCACTCGATGGTGCAAGCAAGTTCCCAACAAGTACCACAAGAACTTTGTAAGCACAGATGGAACGCACGAATATCTTGAGGGCATTAGGGGCGAGAATGTTTCTGTTTATTGGCAAGCAAAGCCTTTCCCCGGTAAGCTGGCGATGATTAAAGAGGCTTTGCAAGGAGTTGAGAAGGGCGTTGTGATGCAGATTGATTCTGACGAAATATGGAGAGCAGACCAGTTAGACGCAATCTTTGGGCATCTCAAGGGATGCGAGGAGGGGCGAGCGATGCAGTTCCATTGTAACTATTATGTTGGACAGAATAAAAAAGTTGTGACTAGAGAAGGATTTGCTTCGCATTGGTACGAATGGTTGAGGGCTTGGAAATGGGGCAGGGGAGTTGAGTTTGTTAGTCACGAACCACCCAAGCTGAATGTTCAGTCGATGATGATTCCAAGGGGAGTGACAGAAACTTGGGGGCTAACATTTGACCACTTTGCCTACACAACAAAAGAACAAGCACAATTCAAGGAAGATTTCTATGGCTATAAAGGACTAGTCGAGGGGTGGGAGAAGCTACAACAAACCACCAGCCCAGTTCGGTTGAGGGATTACTTGCCATTCATAACAGATAAGAGCGTTGCTGATGAGTGTTAAAACCATTAAGTATTCGCAGAGGCTGGGGGATGTGCTTCGTTGCTTACCAGCCGCCAAGCATTTAGCAGACCAAGGCCACGAAGTTTTCTTTGATTGCTTCGCCCAATACCACGGAGTTTTTGAACTGACCAGCTATGTTAGGGCGGGACGCAAAGGCGATGTTATTGATTTAGAGGTATGGCCGAACAAGTATGAGGCTTATAGGAAAAGCAAGAGAAGCTGGACTGACTTTGTGTATAGCCATCCAGAAATTAAAGACGCAGATAAAACCAACATTATCCTAGACAAGCTAGATGATAAGCCAGCCAAGGGATTGCCAGAAACTTACAACCTAGTAGCTCCATTTGGATTATCTCAAGGCTATTATCGAAACCCACTAGAACTAATCGTAAGGGCAAGACAATCTATGGGCAAAGATAATTTCTATGTTCTATGCCCTGCCGACATTAAGATTGAAGGGCTTAACACCTATACTGCTCCATCGGTTGAGCAAATGGCAAAGGCAATCCGAGGAGCTACGGATTTTTGGGCAATCAATAGCACCCCGATAATTCTTGCTTCGGCCACAAGAAGGGATAAGCAAACTTGTTTTTTCCCGCAAAAAGAAGAGTGGGAAACTGACAACATATTTGCCTTTGAAGGGCTAGTTAGTATGGATTGACATAGAGGGTGGGTTTATGGCTGGCACTATCAGCACCTCCTATTTTGCAACCGATCTCTCTTATATGATTGAGGATTTGTATCAATCTGTAACTGGATTGGGTTCGTCCTCTGTTTCTGCCTCTGTTACAGACTTAACAACTGCAAGCGAGTTGGATATAGGCGGTGAAGTATTTAGAATCACTCAAAGCCTAGTTGTTTTGGCTTCGTCAATCTCTGCCCCTAGTATTGGCTCGCTCTGCACCGTGAGTGGAATTGAGCGTATGGTTGGAGGATTTTCGCAAAGCACAGATGGCCTTTCTTACACCATCGAACTTGCGGAGATTACAACCTAATGGCATCTATTGAGAGGGAGGTCGAGAACGCCCTCCTTAATGTTGTTTCTGCCATTGGTGGCGTGAACTTTTATACAAGCGAAAGAGCCACAGCAAGGACGATTCCAAGTGTAACAGTTCAAGCCCAGATTGGGGGCGAGGAGCTTGTTCCTTTTTCTGGTGTATTCAAAACCCC